GCCATGATCTGCGACCCGGATCCCGAGAATGGCTCATAGCAGAGGCCACCCCGCGCCACATGCTGGCGCATCGGGATACCGAAGGCATCCAGTGGCTTCGGCGTGGGGTGGTCGGGCCGGTCGTCCTTGGCAAAGCTGGGCAGCGCCCATGTCGATGGCAGGGTTTCTTCGGCCACCTTCGGCGGCCGGTTCGGGCGGCGCCAGCCCATGAAGCAGGGCTCGTGCTTCCAGAGGTAGTGCGACCGGGTCAGGACGCCGCGGTCCTTCACCCAGATGATCTGCTGATGGACGAAGGCGCCCGCCTTCTCCCAGCAGGCCTCGAGCATCGCCTGGCGGCGCGAGGCGTGCCAGCAATACCAGGCGGCGTCCTCGGTGATGGCCTCGGCGACAGCGGCGGCAATGAAGCCGTCGTAGAGTTCCGCGCCCTGGCTGCTGTCGTCCCAGGTGACGCCGTAGGACTGGCTCCAGTCCTTGTTGCGGGTCGGGTGGTTCGAGCCGTCGTAGTCGACGAGGTATGGCGGATCGGTTGCGAACAGGATTGCGCGCTCGCCATTCATCAAACGGCGCACGTCGGCGTGGCTGGTCGAGTCCCCGCACAGCAGCCGATGGTCGCCGAGGAGCCAGAGATCGCCCGTCCGCGACGCCGGATTGCGCGGCGGTTCCGGGATCACGACCGGCGGCACGGAGCCCCCGGCGCCACCTTCTTGCCCGTCCCCCTCCGGCACGAAGGCCAGCAGCTTGTCCAACTCGCCGTCCGAAAACCCGACCAGCGACAGGTCGAAATCTTCGGCCAGCAGCTCGTTCAATTCGGCCGACAGCAGCGCCTCGTCCCACGGGCTTTCTGCAAGCTTGTTGTCCGCGATCCGGTAAGCCCGCCGCTGCGCATCGGTCAGGTGCCCGAGCACGATCACCGGCGCGTCGGTCAGCCCTAGCTGCGTCGCGGCCAGCACCCGCCCGTGGCCGGCGATCAGCTCGCCGTCCTCGCCGACGAGACACGGCACGGTCCAGCCGAACTCCGCCATGCTGGCGGCGATCTTCGCGACCTGATCCGCGCCATGCGCCTTGGCATTGCGAGCGTAGGGCTGGAGCTTCGCCAGCGGCCACATCTCGATCCGATCCGGGGCAAAGCTCAGCGTCATCGTGGGATCATTCCTCGGATCAAGGTGGATACCTTTGGCTTCCGGACTCCGGGGTCCAGACTGGACTCCACGCGGGGTCCAGCGGTCACCAGGGGTGTCCAGCTTCAAGGGTTTGATTTTGCGGTGTTTCAGGCGGGTTCAGACGGCGGCGGCTTCCGGGTGGCTTCCCAAAAATCCGACCCTGTCGCTAGCGATGTGCCGCGCTTCGCCCGCCAGCATACGAATATCGCCAGGAAGGAACCAGAAATCAGTGGGTTAGCGGGATGGACCCCGGTTGGACCCCTCCCGGACCCCGGAAGCCAGCGGCGCGATGTCTGCTGCGCGCGCCTCTCCCGAGTATATCGCAATGAATAGCGATACCGATCCGATCCGTCTCGCCTGCCGGTGTCTCGCAGGAAGTTGTCTCACATCGATCTCAGGTATTGACAGGAGATACCGCACAGTCTTGACGAACTGAGCGAGCACAACACAGCATATGGTTTGCCGACGGCCGCTGATCTGGTATGTTTCCCCTATGTTCTTCCATCTTGGCGCGAGCAGAGTCATCCATTCGCGTGCACTGCCAGACAGCCTCTGACCGCAAGGAAATCACCATGAAACCTATGACGATCAAGACGTTACCTGCCAAAACGGACCAAAAGGAAATCGGTCAGGGCTTGCTTGACCTTGGCATTGCGAAAGATGCTGAGATCAACGGAATCGGGATGGGCGTGCTTTCTGACGGCACTCCATATCTGAACCAGCGTGGCCTAGCCGCACTTTGCGGTGTTCAGAATGCGCACATTGGGACGATCAGTTCGCAATGGCGCGAAACCGAACCAAAGCCAAGGATCCAGGCGATCAAGGGAATTCTGTCAAAGATCGGCAGTGAAACCCAGTCGGCGCATTTTGAAGTGCCACACAACGGCATCGTCCACTACTGCTATCCTGCTGAAGTGTGCCTTTCCATCCTTGAATACTATGCCTTCGATGCTGGTGCCAATTGCCAGCAAGAGGCGCGCGACAATTTCCGCATCCTTGCCGGAACAAAACTTCGCGAGATGATCTACTCGCAGGTCGGCTACGACCCGACAGGGCGGAGCCGCTTCGACAAATGGCATGAGAGGATTGCACTGAACTATCAGTCTGCACCGCGGGGCTTTTTCAGCGTGTTCAACGAAGCCGAGACACTCATCTATGAGATGATCGTCGCAGGTGCGCCTGTCGATGAAAAGAATGTTGTCGACATCTCGATCGGTCGCCATTGGTCGAAATTCTGGGACGATAGTGGATACAACGAACGGTACGGGGATCGCAGCAAGTTTCCCCACAGATACCCCGACAGTCATCCTCAAGCCAAATCGAACCCGCAAGAGGCTTGGTGCTATCCGCTGGAATCGTTGGGTGCCTATCGGGAATGGCTTCAGGATCACTATATCGGTGGCGGCAAATTCCGCGCTTACCTAACGGAGAAAATGAAAAAGGGAACCATTTCGCCGTCCATCGCTCAGTTGACAATTTCTTCGGTTGAGAAGCCCCAAATCGCTGGCTATTGACCGGCTCGATCCACAACGAACTCCATGGACCGTTTCCCTGGCACTCGCTTTCCGTTCAGCCGCCAAACGATGACGGCGATGCCGTACTGCCAACGTCGGTTCGCCGTTGCACGGCTGATGCCGAGTTCCCAGCAGATCGGCTTCCACTGTGTCCGGTTGGCCCGCAGCCATAGGAGCCGGGCATCGTCGGGATCCAGCCAGCGTAGCCAAAGCATCGTCTCCTCGGCTTGCGTGATCTCGCGCGGGCTGGGCCTTGGCCGCCGCATCTGAGGCTGTTGGCCGACCGTGTCTGCGAAACTGTGGAAGTATTCGGGCCAGGCATTGAAGTAGCCCTGCGGCTTCACCTCGGGCAGCATGCTGAACACGTCTGCGGCGCTTTCGAGCCGCGCGTCGACCGTCGCTGGCGTCCAGTCACCCATTGGCGGCCTCCCGGCTATCGGCGCGTCGACCATAGAGTTTATCGCCCAGTTGGCGGACCAGTTCGCGTTCGGGCCAGGTCAGCCGGGGATCGTCGACAGAGACCGCGAGCAGACCTTGGTCATGCCAGCCTTCTTGCTTGACCTGCTCAGGATCACGGCGCGTGCCGCCATAGCCTCGGGGGTGCCACCTCATGCAACGCCCCCATTGGTCTCGATGGCCCAAAGCAGGATGGCGATGGCGTCGGCTTCGTTGTCGTCTGCGGGCAAAAACCCTTTGGCCTTGGCCGCCGCGATCATGGCCTCTTTCGGCGCATTCCCCCTGCCAGTGGCATGTCGCTTGATGGTGCCGACCGGCACGCCCTGATACGGCACGCCTCGCAATTCCGCCCAAGCCGTCAGTGTCGCCATCAACCCGCCATAGATGTGAGCCGCGTCGGTGCCCGCGTGCCGCCGCACCTCTTCAAACCAGATGGCTGAGATCGGGCCGGAGAGACGGTCGATTTCGCCCAGCCAGTTGGTGAAGCGCAGATAGCGCATTCCACCGCCATCGAAGCGGCCGGGGCGGAAAGATGTAGTGCCGCTGGTGATCAGACCGTCGTGGCCGCGCAGGGCCCAACCGGTTGTTGTGCCCAGATCGAGGGCGAGGATGCATGAAGCGGAAACGCGCCCCGGTTGGGGGCGCAGGTCCGGCATGGAGAACGTCTGGTTCATGTTGAAGGCTCACAGGCAGTGGGCCTTCGGCTTTGGTCACGCCGATGGAATCACGGCGGACGGGCGCAATCAAGAAAAATGCGCAACGCGGGCGCTTTGGTTCGCTGGCCCCACTTGGTCCCACCTCCGTCGAAAGTGGGGCCAGAAAAATGCATTCAAAATCAATGCTGTCCCCACTGGCCCTACCTGGTCCCACCTCTTTCTTTCCGATGCATGATGAAGGGAGGGACCAGCGTGGACTCGTCATTCCTATGGGAAAGGAAAGGAAGTCAGTGGCCCAAGTGGGGCCAGTGGGGACACGATTGATATTGATGGATTTTTTCTGTCCCCACTTCGCCGCCAAGGTGGGGACAGATCGGAAGGTGGGGCCGCGGCAAAACGAAAAGGGGCACCCTCGCGGATGCCCCCTGTCGTCGGCTGGCTGCAATTCCGTCAGTCCTTTCGTTCTGGCCTGCGATAGCGCCATTCGCGGGTCTCCCCCGTGCGGCGACGATACCGCTCCCAATGCCGAGATTTCAGCCAGGCACCGACCCGCATCTGATCGATCTTCGTCCATTTCGCAGGTTCAATTCCAAGGGCCCCTTCGAGAATTTCGCCCACGGACACGTCGCGGATCGGATCGACCCGCTCGATCTCTTCTTCCTGCCAATCCTCATATCCCGCGTGGCCGCGATTGACGCTTCGGGTGTCGTGGGTCAGCCAGCGATCGATGCGGGCATCCCATGCGTCGCCCTGATACCGGGATTCTTGTTCGGTTCTGGCCTCTGCCAGCAGATCCGCATCGTCGATCCACCAGATCGCACCCTCGCGGAAGCGGTGGACGGCTTCGGCCCAGAGCTGGTCACGGTCGCGGGCCAGAGCCGCGATGTCGATGGTGCCACAGCGGAGTGGCCAGAAGCGGCGGTTGCCGGTCTCGTCTCGCAGATAGGTGTCGGGATTCACGGTCCCCGCGAAGACGCACTGGCGCGGCACCTCGACGGTATAGCGGCCATAGGGCGGGCGGAAACGGTCGGTGGTGCGGGTCAGGAACGCCTTGATGCGGGACACTTCTGCGCGGCCTATGGCGTCGAGTTCTGCGATTTCCACGATCCAGATGCCCTGCATGTGGATCGCCGCGTCCTTGGACCCCAGCTCGGGCAGTTCGTCGGTGAACCATTCCTCGCCCGCCAGCACCTTGAGTGCGGTGGATTTGCGCGCGCCTTGCGGGCCTTCAAGGATCAGCATGTGGTCGGCCTTGACGCCCGGTCGGAAGATGCGGGCGATGGCCGAAATCAGCCACAGCGCACCAACGGTGTGATGGAAGGCAGTGGGTTCGGCCCCGAGATAGGCGCTGGTCCAGGTCTCGATCCGGGGCGTGCCATCCCAGCGCAGGTGATCCAGCCAGTCCCGCACCGGGTGAATGCGATGATCGCGTGCCACCGCTCCAATGGCGCGTCCGACCACCATTGGGGCGACGTTGACGCCGCGCAGCTGCAGCCATTCGGCGGTGCGAACTTCGTCCGCATCCTCCCACGCGCGGGGAAACGGGCCGGTTGCGCCATCCCATGGCAGCGGTTGCCGCACAACGATTGCCTGCGCGAAGTCGTCGAAGGCCAGAACTCCTGCGAAGGCGACATCGGAGGTCAGGGCAATGATGACATTGGCCTCGTTGCGTTCGGGTGTACCTGCCATGTCCTGACGCAGTCGGTTGAACCAGGCCGGTTTGGCGATCCGTGCGTTTGGATCGCCACTGGCGTTCACGCGGCGACCGAGTTCAAGAAGCTGCTTTTCCAGAATCGCCATGGGAATGCCGGTCGCAGTCTTTATTCGCGCCAGGATCTGGCGCGCAGGCAGCGGGTCCAGCCGCGCCAGCGCAATGCGGCCAAGCAGCTGGCCGAGGCCCGTGATGTCGGGCGGATTGGTCAGCGCATCTGCGGCAGCGACTAGAGCATCAATATCATTGTCGGCGACAGGGAGGGTTTCCAGCTCGGCCGTCGGACTGGTCCCAGCAGCGCCCTCGCCAGAGCGATAATCAGCAGCGCAGGTTCCACGCATCAGATCGTCGTTGAAATCATCCCCATGGAGGGGCAGGACGATTTCATTCGGAATGTCGGCCCGGTTCAGCCGATCCGACAGGGTCGCGGCGGCCTGACGCCCTGCATCGCCTGCATCAGCATAGATGGTGATGCGCCTCGTGCCGTCGGGCCAGCGAAAACGTGCCAGCCCATCGGCCGAAAGGGTCGCCCAGACCTGCGTGCCGAAAAGGTCGTGCGCCGCAAGGGCCGTTTCGATGCCTTCGGCAACGCCAAGATGGCCGTCGTCCCGAATGGCGAACAGACGCACCGCGGCGTCCGCAACAGAACCCAGCATCTTCTTGCCTGCTGGGGCCTTGGCGCTGCCGTCGTCCAGAAGAAAAGTGCGATGGATGCCGGGCGCCCGATCACCATTCGCGAACCGCGCCAGCGCGATCAACCCCGGCCAGCCACGCTTGGTCTCGAAGTCTGCAAGGTCGGGATGGAACATCAGATCCGGCGAGGCAGGGTCCGATAGCCCGCGCGCGCGGAGGTAGTCCTCACCCACGGAGCCCGCCAACGGGACTGAGCCAGCGACAAGCCTGGCGATCTCGGCGGAATGATCGGGCTTGGGGCGCAGTGCGGACCGAGGTGCCGGATGGTCCATGCCCGCGATGCGCGCCGCCTCGTCGAAAAGTGCGGCGTCAGAGAGGCCGGTTGCCTGTGCGATCAGGTCGATCGGGCCCGCACGCTCGCCGGTGGCATAGTCGAAGCCCCAGCCGGCATAGGGCCCGTCGAGATGGATGGTGCAGGATCCGTCCTTGCGCGGGGCCCGGCCCGAAAGATCGGCGCAGCGCAGCGCACGCCGGTCGCGGGCAAGCTGTGCCTCCGGGAACAGTCGCGGCAGCCAGTCGTTGGCCGTGATGGCCAACCGGTCACGCACCGCCGCCAGGTCATGGCGGGGGGTGGAGGTGGCGACATCGTTCAGGTCGATCATCGCGTCCCCTTCAGGCCAGTAGCACCAGGCCGCGCTCGGCCCGGGTGATCGCGGTATAAAGCCATCGGCGGCGGTCCAGATCGGTGCGGCCCATCCCGTCGTCCCAGACGATTACGTTCTCCCATTGCGATCCCTGCGCCTTGTGAGCCGTGATTGCCCAACCGAAGGTGGCCTCGGTCAGCAGTCGCTTGTCCTTCCAGTCCCGGTCGTGGCGTTTGGGGTCATTGGCGACATGATCCTCGAAATGGCCCTTGTAGACGCGCAAACGGCCCGGTCGGCCGTCGCGATCAAGGGGCCCGACCCGGCGACCATCCTCATCATGGACGATCGCCGAGAAATAGAGACTGCCTTCGTCGACGATGCCTTCCAGCGTCAGGAACATGCCGTTGATCAGCCCGAGGTCGTTCTGGTTTTTCAGGCAGATAATCTTCTCGGCCGCGCCAGTGGGCAGGAATGTTCCGCCGAAACCCGCTGCCGCGCGCATGGAATTGTTCAACTGCAGCCGCGTCGCGTTCAGGCCACAGATCAACTGCCCGCCGCGCAGCGCCTGATCCGGGGTGATGTCGCCTTTGCGCAGCTTTGCAACGAAAGAGTCGTAAGTGCCGAATCCGATGGGTTCACCCATCCGCGCCATGGTGGCCAGCCGGATGATGGCGCTTTCGGCCGCCTGGCGGTGGATCTCAGTTAGCATCACGTCGGGCGCGTCGCGAGTGAAGGCACCTTCACCCTTGATGGGGGGCAACTGGCCGGGATCGCCCAGCACCAGGATCGGCTTGCCGAAACTCATCAGGTCACGCGCCATCTCCTCGCCCACCATCGACACCTCGTCCAGCACGATCAGCCTGGCATCAGCGGCGTCGCTCTGCGGGTTCAGGGCAAAGCGGGGGTGTTTCATGGCCGACAGCGCCTGGCGCATTGCCTCGATCCCGGCCTCGGCCGCAGTCCTGTCGAAACCCGTCAGCCTGCGGGCGGCGGTTTCCGCCTCCTGCACTTTCACGGCGGCGGCCGCGACTTCCTCTTCGGTCGACTCGATCACTGAGTAGATCAGGCTGTGGATGGTGCGCGCGGGCGTGCCCTTGCGGTTCAGAACCAATGCGGCCTTGCCAGTAAAAGTCGCGGTGACCACGCCCGGTACGCAGCTGCCGTCCTTGGCGCTGCGGTGGGGTGACAGGCCGAGGTCGTCCAGGGCAAACTTCAGAACCGTGCTCTTGCCCGATCCGGCATAGCCGAAGAGGCGGAACACCTGCTGCCGGTCGGTGCGGGTTTCGTACCAGTCGCGAACTTCGGCGATGGCGGCGGCCTGAGCGTTCGAAGGGGTGAAGTCACTCATGATTATTCCCCCAGCACTGGCCCGCCCACGCGCAGGGCGCATGCCATTTGCCCACCGACATGCCACCCCGGCACAGAACCGCTGTGGGATCAGCCGCCATGCGCGGCAACCACTCGCCCGCCTCGGATGCCCGCACGACAGCGACGGCGCGGTCCGACATGTCCTGCGCCAGCCGCGCGTCGAACGGCACAAGTTCGGCGTGCAGCTCCATCGTGTCGCGGTTCAGCGCCGTGAACAGCGCGGGCTTCGGCAGATCAAGATAGGCCTGATAGAGCGCCAACTGGGCGGCATAGACCGGGCGGGCAATGCTGACGCCCCGCTTCACCACGTCCTTCCAGCTTGACGCCCCGAGCGCCTTGTTTTCCCAGAGGGCGGGATAGTCCATGGCAACCGGGCCGGAGACAAGGCAGCCATCGATGTGGCCCTTGAACCGGCCGCCAAGTGCGGCGAACCCGAACTGCCGCCCATCGGCGCGCGCTGTGCGCAGATCGAACCCGGCAATGCGCAGCCAGCCTGCGACGATGTCCTCGCCCCGGTGCCCCGCCTCGAAGATGCGCAGGGTTTTCGGGGCAAACTCCTGACCCTCGTCTTTTGGCACCGCCAGAAAGTCATACTGGATCTGGCGCAGACAATCGCGGCCAAGACCCGAGGAACTGACATAGGCGCGGGGCCGTTCGCTGCGGTTGCGAGCCACAAGGGCCACGTCGATGGCTGCCGAAACGGCTGAGGCGATGGTGGCTGGCGGGGTGGCCTGATCATAGAGGCACCCCGAGCCATGGTTCAGGTCGATCATTTGTCGCGCTCCCAGAACCCACCGGCCTGCGCGATGCAGGTCAGCTTGTGAAACTGAGCGTCCGTCAGCTGGGCGCGCGCGCCGTACCGTTCGAGTTTCTGGATCAAGCTGTCGCAAAACTCGATCTCGAAATCGGTTGCGGCATTGTCCGTGGCGGCGGCCAGAAGCCCCTTCCAGGTGCAGGTCGGTGGATCGTCGTTCAGATCAATCATGGCGCGCTCCCCTCAGAACGGAATCGGATCGTCATGGGCGGTGCCGGTGCGCTCCTTGACCGCGCCTTGCGCCAGCATGCTGTCGACGTAGCCGGTCACGGCCGCCTCGATCAGACGATCAATGTCGGCGGCGGTGCGGTTGAAGAAGGGATCCATCAGCCCGAGGTCGGTCAGGGCTTCAGCGAAGGGCATCCGCGCATCGCGGATCGCTTTGGCTTCGCGGGCGGTCTTGTCGATCATGCCATTGTTCCTTTGGGCAATTGCGCTGCCGACGTCCTGGCAGCGGAGCGAGCAGAAGCGGTGATAGGGAAAGCAGTCGTGCTGAAGCCGGTGGACGTAGCCGAAGCCGCGGGCTTCCCGCGCGCAGACCGCGCAGATCGCTACCCGAGCAAGATCATCGCGACCGGGTCCTCTTGCGGCCAATCCTGCCGCTGAAGGCGTTCCGACTGCAGAACGATCCAGCGCGAGATCGCGTTGACCGCCATGGCCTCGAGGTCGCCGAGGGTGAGGCTTGCGATGGGTTGGTGCAGTTTTCCTCGGGCCTCGAGCCATTTTCCGATCTCCAGCGCAGCGGTGCGCGTCACATGCGCCTGCCATTCGTCCGGGGTCATGGGCCGGTCGCCCGGCCCAGCCCCATCTGGTTTGGCCGTCGGTGATCGCGCAGAACCACCCGACTGCCGTTTCCGCAGCGCCTTAGCCATTGAGCCACGCGGGCATTGCGGGTGCCCCCGGTGCAGCGGGCGAAGGTGCCTGCGGTGCGGGCGGGGCTGCGGGGGCAGTCTGCGTCCCCCAGGCGGGCGCGGGTGCAGCGGCGGGCTGCGGTGCCGCGCCCCAGTTCTGTGCTGCCGGCGACGGCTGCGCCGCACCCCATGCCGGTGTCGGGGCTTGCCAACCTGGCGCCGTGACGCTCGCGGCCTTGCGCGGCGGGGCGTTGACCGGCTCCGGAGCAATGGTTTCACCGCGCATAATTGCCGCATGTTGCAGCTCGTCGGGCAGAATGACATTGGCGATGCGGTTTTGGTCGCGGTACTGCGGGTTGGAGGCAGGCTCCACCATGATGCGGGCGGCGAAGATGATGCCTTCAAGATGCCGCAGACCAGGCAGAACCCGCTTGGCCTTGGCGCCGGGGCTCTCGTCTTTGGGATCAAGGCCAAGGGCGCTGTCGACGATGGCGCGAAAGGTGGATTTCGAGATCTTCCAGCCGATGGACTGGCCCTTCTCGTCCAGCTTGCCGCCCGCCACGGTGAAGCTCTGCCAGAACTTGCGGCGGGCATCCTCGGGCAGATCGCCCAGCGCACGGGCAAGGTCATGACGGAGATCGGCATCCTCGGTCGCGCTCAGGTCCTGGCCATGCCAGGCAGCCAGCCCGTCAGCTTCTGCCAACAGGCAGCCCAGCGGCTCCGTCCCGCCAGCGATCGGTGCGTCGAGCGACAGCAAGGTGCCGCATTGGCGGCGGCTGGCTGGCCGGGCTCAGCCTCGATGTCATCTTGTGTGGAGGTATTGTCTTGGCTGTGCTGGCCGCGGGTGCCGTCTGGCTAAAACTACGGCGCAAACGCACGCAGGCGCGGGTTCCGGACTTTGCTGAAGGCGCTCAGTGCGACATTGACGCTTGCGGACCGGCCAGTCGCGGGACGCTGGCCGACTGAGCCTCTCGGTATCCAGCCTCGTTACTGTGCCAACTCCGTCTCCGGATGGCGGTGATCGGTCGCGCAAAGGGAATGGTCTCCCAGCACCTCGATGACCCGGCAGTCCGCGATTTTCCCGCCTGCGCATTGCACGACCATGCGTTCGAGTTCGGCCTTCAGCACGGTCAGGCGGGCAAGGCGGCTTTCAACTTCGGCCAGTTGCGCTCTCGCGATGGCATCAGCGGCGGCACACGACTGGTCAGGTCTGTCCGAGAGGCTGAGAAGGTCGCGGATCGCTTCCAGAGTGAAGCCCAGATCGCGCGCATGACGGATGAAGGCGAGCCGTTCCTTCGCCTTCCGGCCGTAAAGCCGCTGATTGCCCGCGCTGCGTTCGGCCTCGGGCAGAAGGCCGATCTCTTCGTAGTAGCGGATGGTCGGCACTTTGACCCCGGCGGCATCGCTCAGTTTTCCGATGGTGAGCATGGTTTGTCCTTGCACCTCTAGTTACTAGAGAGATTACACAGGTGCCTGAACAGATACAACCGGTGCCAAGGCTCCGGCAGGAAAGGCTTGAAATGGCACAGAAATCAGAGGCCGAATCGCAGGAGTGGGTCGTCACCGGAATGGATTGCGCATCCTGTGCCGTGAAGATCCGGACGGCTGTGGAGCGGCTTCCGGGGGTCAGCGACGTCAACGTAGCGGTCATGGCGGAAAAGCTGACGCTGAAGCTGGAGCCTGGCACCACGCCGCGCGACAAGATCGAGGCGGCGGTGACGAAGCTGGGCTTTGGCATCAGGGCCACCAAGGCCAAAAAGGCCAAGGCGTTCGTCATGCCCGGTGCGCTGGAGACCAGGACAGACGATGACCACGCTGGACCTGATCACGCCGACCATGTCGGCCACGACCATGGCGCTTCGTCCGACACGATGGCAAGGGCCACTGCTACCACCGTCGATGGCGAGGATGGTCATGGCTCTCCCGGCCACGTCCACAACGACCCCGCAGACCGGGGCAAGCGCTGGTATGAAACCGGCAAGGGACGCCTTGTGATCGGCACCGGGTTGTTGCTGGCCGCCGCCTGGGCGGTCAAGTTGCTTGCGTCCGAAGACATCGCAAACTGGGCGTTCATCGCGGCCTGCCTGATCGGTGTGGCACCGGTGGCGCGGCGGGCGTTTTCGGCGCTGCAAGCCGGAATGCCTTTCACCATTGAAATGCTGATGACCATTGCCGCCGTCGGTGCGCTGTTCATCGGGGCGGCGGAGGAGGCGGCGCTGGTCGTGTTCCTGTTCGCAGTCGGCGAGGTGCTGGAAGGCGTGGCGGCCAACAAGGCGCGCGACGGCATACGGGCGCTGGCAAACCTGATCCCCAAGACCGCGCTGGTCGAGGAGAACGGTACCACTCGCGAGGTTGCCGCCGACACGCTGCGCATCGGCCAGAGGGTGCTGGTCCGCCCCGGCGACCGGATTCCTGCGGATGGTGAGATTGTCGAGGGCACGTCGGGCGTCGATGACAGCCCGGTGACGGGCGAAAGCATGCCGGTGACCAAGGGGCCGGGCGATGCGGTCTTTGCAGGCTCGATCAACACTGCGGCCGCCTTGCGCGTGCAGGCCACCAAGGCCGCCGGGGACAACACCATCGCGCGGATCATCAAGCTGGTGGAAG